ATGGAAAACATCCGCATGGACCTGCGCCTGTTTGACGCAAACACGCAGGTGACCACCCAGCAGAGCCTGACCGAGGAGATGAAGACGTTCTACTCGGACTACCTCATCGACGCGGCCGAGCCCGAGCTCGTGCACGACCAGTTCGCGCAGAAGCACCCCATCCCCGCAAACGGCGGCAAGACGATCCAGTTCCGCCGCTTTGCCCCGCTCGGCAAGGCGCTGACCGCCCTGACCGAGGGCGTGACCCCCGACGGCCAGAGCCTGAGCATGACCACCGTTGAGGCGGCCGTGCGCCAGTACGGCGGCTACATCCAGATGAGCGACCTGCTGCTGCTGACCGCCATCGACAACAATCTCACCATGGCCACGAAGCTGCTCGGCGCGCAGGCCGGCCGCACGCTCGACACCATCACGCGCGAGGTGCTCGTCGGCGGTGACAACGTGCAGTATGCCGACGAGTCCGTGTCCGCGCGCTACCTGCTGCAGGGCGGCAATGCAAATGCGGCCGACAACAACTACCTGACCGTCGACTGCATCCGCCGCGCCGTGCGCGCGCTCAAAAACGCCAACTGCCGCCGCATCGACGGCGCGTTCCCGGTCATCATCCACCCCGACGTGGCCTATGACCTCATGAACGACCCGAAGTGGCTGGCGCCGCACCAGTACGTGGACACCGAGCACATGTACGAGGGCGAGATCGGCAAGATCGAGGGCTGCCGCTTCGTAGAGAGCACGGAGGCGAAGATCTTCCACGCAGAGGATCTTGCCAGCGACAGCCGCACCCTGCTCACGAACGGCGCAGTGAGCGGCAAGACCACCTTCTCGTTCGACGGCGGCACGGTCAAGTCCGGCGCGCTCGTCGGCCGTCAGGTGCTCATCGGCAACGCATGCGTGACCGTCACGGCCAACACCGCGAACTCCATGACCGTGGACGCCGCCGTCACGGCCGAGGACAACGCCATCATCTACCCCGGTGAGGCCGGCGCGCAGGGCCGCGACGTGTACGTCACGCTCGTGCTCGGCGCCGACGGCTACGGCACGACCGAAATCACCGGCGGCGGCCTCGAGCACATCGTCAAGCAGCTCGGCTCCGCCGGTACGGGCGACCCGCTCAACCAGCGCGCGAGCGTCGGCTGGAAGGCCACGAAGGTCGCCGTGCGTCTCGACGACAGTGCCATCCGCCGCATCGAGACCTGCAGCACCTACACCGAGTAAGAAATCCACCCCGTGCCTCCCGCCCACGCGGCGGGAGGCACCCATGCACACAAGGAGGAATACACTATGGCAACCAGAAAAAAGACCGACCGCACCGCCGCTGAGGCCTGGCTGAGCGAACCCGTGACCGTACGTCTGTTCCGCGACAACGGCAGCTATAAGGAGGACAAGGTCGTGACCGTCAACGGCGAGACCGTGCGCATCCCGCGCGGCGAGGACGTGACCATTCCGCGCCGCTTCGCGCTCGTGCTCGCCCAGGGTGAGGCACAGGATGCGCGCACCGGCGCGCTCATCGAGCGCGAGACCGCCCGCTTTGCCGCCGAGAGCGGCGCGCTGGGGCTCTGACCATGGCGACGCTTCAGCAGGCGCTCACGCGCATCGACGCCATCTGCCCGAACGCGTGGGACGATACGGCAAAGCTCCTGTGGCTCAACGAGTGCGAGAGCATGATCCAGACGCGCATCCTCGGCACGGCGCCCGAACAGTGCATCACCTACGACGCGGACACCGACCGCAGCACCAAGCTGCTCGTGCCCGCACCGTTTGACCGGCTGTACGTGTACTACGTCATCGCCATGTGCGACTATGCCGCGCATGAGACGGCGCACTACACCGACAGCATGATGCTCTTTAACGCCGCGCTCGACGAATACGCCAAGTGGTACCAGCGCACGAACGGTGCCACAGCCTCAACGCCGGGGCTGGTCAAAGAGATCGCCGCCAACACCAAAGCACGGCACACGCACAAAAATCTTGCGGTGCTTGACGGCATCACGGCGGGAAAAATGGCAGCCTGGAACGCGAAGGCGGACAAAGCGGCCGCAACGCAGAAATCCGACGGCCTGATGTCGGCGGCGGATAAGCGCAAGCTCGACACCGTTGAGGCGCACGCCAAGGATGTGGACGTGGACGACACGCTGTCGCCGGTGTCCACGGCAGCGATCATGAACAAGACCGTGACGGCGGCGCTGAACACGAAAGCCGGTACGGCAGTGGCGACCACGTCTGCCAACGGCCTGATGTCTGCGGCGGATAAGGTCAAACTGGACGGCGTGGAGGACGGCGCGACCAAGACCATCGTCGACGACGCCATGTCTGACACATCTACCAACCCTGTGCAGAACAAGGTGGTCATGAAGTACATCGACAGCCGCGGCACTCTTCCGCCAGTCAGCACTCAGAACGATACGATGTTGATCCAGGTCGTGGACGGAGCCTATGCGCTGCGCACAAAAGAATCCATCTTCCCTGTCGATGACGCGCTGGACACCGAGTCCAAAAACGCCGTGGAGAATGGCATTATTGCGCGCAGCCTCGAGATACTTCATGAGGAAACGCAGCCCGCGAACAGCAATCGTGCGGGCCTAATGTCAGCGTCGGATTACACCAAACTGCGCAACATCGAGTCTGGCGCAACGAAGACCATCGTGGACGCAGCGCTTGACGCGACCAGCACGAACCCCGTGCAGAATAAGGCGGTCAAGACGGCACTGGACGGTAAAGCCGGAACGGCAGTGGCGACCGCATCCGCCAACGGTCTGATGTCGGCTGCGGATAAGACGAAGCTCGACGGCGTGGAGGCGGGTGCAAACAAGACCACCGTGGATGCCGCGCTGGATGCAGCATCGGAAAACCCCGTGCAAAACAAGGCCGTCAAGGCGGCGCTGGACGGAAAACTCGACAAGACAGGCGGCACACTGACTGGCAACCTGAAGGTCACGGGCGCGCTGTTTTCGGGCGACGGGCTGTCGTTCGGAACTGGCGAAAATATCCACTTTACGAAAGCTGCGGACGACGCGGGAAAGCTTGCGCATGGCGCGGCTGGCGTCGACGATACGGTTCCGCTTGCCCGCCTGAAAGTGGCATCGCCAACCGAGGACGATGATGCAGCGACTAAGGCGTATGTAGATGGCAGGGCTGCGGGGACTGGCGCGGTTCGATACGACGCGGCGCAGACACTCACCGGCGCGCAGAAACTTCAAGCACGTAAGAATGTCGATGCGGCTGGTGTTGTTATGCCACAGTTTCAGGGCTTTTTGACACTAACCCCTGCGAACGGAACACTTGGAGCTGGCGTTGGCCTGTCCCCGACCAGAGATGGCAATAATTTTGCACTTGATATTTCTGACGTGAATGAGGGCACACCCACAAAGCTGACCGGCGTGAAAACGCCGACCGACGCGGACACCAATGCGGCCGCGACCGTGGAATACGTGAAGGCTGCCGTTCCCACAGCGCTGAAAAATCCCAACGCACTGACGATCAAGATCGGCAGCACCACCGTCACCTATGACGGCAGTGCGGCTAAGACAGTGGAGATCGCGGATGGGAGCGAGGTGAGCTACTGATGGCGAAGAAGCTGTATGAAGAAGCATCTGTGCAGGCGATTGCCAACGCTATCCGCGCGAAAAACGGTGAAATGACCACCTATAAAATCGGTGATATGGCGGCGGCTATCGCGGCTATTTCTGGTAGCCCCATTGTGGACAATAGCTTAGAAAACACTGTCCAGTACCGCCAGATGAACCTCTCGGCGGCGGCGTTTATTGCCAATGTTGACTACACTGAAAACGCAGGCGATTACTCCGTTACGAAGGTCACGCCGTATTACTCGGCTGCGACGGCCTACAGCAAGGAAGAACCGGATGGGTTGAAGATCAAAGTTCCGGCAAACACCGCACTCACGGTTGCACAGGGCGGTAAGACCAGAAGCGACGCGGTTTCCGGAGCTGGCGTGATCTACAACATGGAGCCGCTGAAGGCCGGTACATTCGCTTTTGGCGGAAAAACCTACAAGATTGTGCCCGAGGGCGGTGTGCGTATGATCTACACGCCCAGCGTGTGGAACGTCCGCGATCTCGGCGGCTGGGCTTGTACCGGTGGCCGCGTGAAGTACGGAAAGATATTCAGAGGCGGCCATTTTGGTAGCATCACAGATGCCGACAAGGCAACGATTGTAGACTGGCTCGGCGTTGCAACGGACATTGACCTGCGCAACAACAGTGAGACCGGCAGCATCACCACCTCGCCGCTTGGCGGCAGCGTGGAGTATTATCACCAGTCGCTGGATTTCTACGCCAACGCCGTCAGCACCAGCGCAGCCTCAGCCCGGACGGTAGCAGTCCTGAAAAAGGTGATGGCTTGCGTGGCCGCAAACAAACCATGCTATTTCCACTGCATGAGTGGTTCAGACCGGACCGGAACAATCGCCTACCTTCTGCTTTCATTGTTGGGTGTATCTCAGAGCGACAAGGATAAGGACTACGAGTTGACGGCATTTTCGGACGAGGCAGACGGGAAACGGTTCCGGAGCACCAACTACAACGTCACCAACGGAAATGGGTGGTACCCGCTTATCAAATACTTCCGGGACACCTACACCGGGGAGAATGACAATGAGAAGGTGGTGGCGTGGGCGGTCGCCAATGGGATTACAGCTGCGGAGATCAACGCTTTTCGCGCGGCTATGATCTCCGGAGACGCCGGAGAAGTCGTTGTGCCGCCGCAGGAGTACACCGTGACCAATACCCTCACGGGCTGCACCAGCAGCAATACTGCAACGACCGTAACAGAAGGCGATGCCTACTATGCGACCATTACTGCCAGCAACGGTTATGTGCTCAATGGTGCGACCGTCATGGTCAAGATGGGCGGCGCGGAAGTGACGGCACTGTACTACGCAGACGGGATTATCAGCATACCGGATGTCAGCGGGAATATTGAGATTACCATCACGGCGGCGGTGTATGTGCCGAGCTATACCAACGTGCTGCCGGAAGCCGTAGACCCCAGCACTAAGAGCGGCGTATGGGATGGAAAAGGCTATCGCAATGGCGCGTATGCGTCCTCGGCAAAGCCGTACTATGGCACAGACGCGGCCTGCTGGTGTACCGGCGCTATCGCAGTGCAGCCGTCTGATGTCATCTATGTCAAGGGCGCAACGCTCGAAGGCAATGGCCATGAACGCTTAGGCGCTTTTTCTGGCGCTACGGGCGGCTGCTATTTCTGCAAGCAGTTCGCAACGCTATCCGGCATGGCCACGGTGACAAAACTAGGAGACAAATATTATAAGATTGTACTGGATCCCAGCTACGCCGACTATGGCAACATTGGCTATATCGTGTTCTCTGCTCAAGGCACGGGCGATGGCGTTGTGGTGACAAAGAACGAGGAAATCTTATAATGAGGCGCAAAAGAGGCTCTTGTTGATTTTACAGGATGCCCTACATCATTGGATTGATGAGATGCAGAGATGAAGGAGGTAACAGCAGATGGACATCATCGAGGCTTTTGCCACGAAAAACAAGTGCTATCAGGCGGCAATCCCGCTGTACCCGCAGGGGCTGATGCTGCACAGCATCGGCACGCCGCAGCCGAGCGCCGCCGTACTGGCGCGGTACTTTGACCAGTACCAGCCGGGCGGACAGTCGGTCTGCGTGCACGCGTTCGTGCAGGCGGACGGCACGGTATACCAGACGCTGCCGTGGGAGATGCGCGGCTGGCATTGCGGCGGCGCGGCCAACGGCACGCACATCGGCGTGGAAATGACGGAGCCAGACGTGAGTATGTCCTATGCCGAGGCGGCCGAGCAGATCACGGGCACGTACCACGCCGCCGTGGAGCTGTTTGCACAGCTTTGCGAAATGTATAGCCTTGACCCGCTGGCCGACGGCGTCATCATCGGCCACGCGGAGGGACACCGGCGCGGCGTGGCCAGCAACCACGCCGACCCTGAGCTGTTGTGGAATACCTATGGCATGGGCTACACGATGGACGGGTTCCGAAGGGATGTTTATGCAGAGATGCACAAAAATGATGAGGAGGACGATGAGGACATGATCAGGTACAACACGATCGAAGAAGTCCCAAGCTGGGCGCGGGAGGAGGCGCAGCGGCTCATCGACCGCGGCGCACTCCAAGGCGGCACGGGCGGCAGGCTCGACCTGTCGGAGGATATGCTGCGCACGATGATCGTGTGCCAGCGGATGATCGACGAAGCAAAGGAGACATAAATGGACAGACTCACAACGATCAAGGCGGCTGCTTCTGCGGCCGCCGCGGCGCTGACGGCATTCTGGGGCTGGACAGGCTGGCTGGCGGCCGCCTGGTTTCTGGCCATGGTACTCGACTACGCCACCGGCAGCGCTGCGGCCCTGCACGCGGGCACGTGGAGCAGCCGCCGCGCCCGTGAGGGGCTGTGGCACAAGGCTGGCAGCGTGGCCGGCGTGCTCGTGGCGGCGCTGCTGGACTTTGCGCTGCGGGCGCTGCTCGGCAGCGTACCGGGGCTGGGCGTGCAGTATGACGTGCTGCTGTGCCCGCTCGTGACGGCGTGGTACCTGCTGACGGAACTCGGCAGCGTGATCGAAAACGCCGGGGCGCTCGGCGCGCCGCTGCCGCAATTTCTCGTGCGGGCCATTGCCGTGCTGCGCGCGGACGTGTCGCAGCGCGGCGGAGGGGACGGTGACGCATGACGGACTTTTCCCCGCTGGACTTTCCGCTGCCGGAGCGCACCGGGCATGAGACCGTGGAGCAGCGGCTCGCAGCGCTCGAGGAGACTGTGCCGCGCCTGCTCGAGGCGCTGCAGTACACGCTGGCAAACCTCGGCGCGGAAAACTTCAACGCCGTGGCGCTTTCGCGGCTCGTCTCGCCGATCCACGCGCGCATCGACGGGGCCGACGGCGACATCGCGCAGCTGAGCCTTGACGCCGACGCCCTGAATGTGCGCCTGACGTCGGCCGAGGGCAATGTCGCCGCGCTCGAACAGACCGTGAGCGACCAGGGCGCGCGCATCGCGCTCGTGGCCGACGCCGACGGCGTGAACGCGGCGTCCATCGTCGCCGCCATCAACAACGGCGGCAGCAGCGTCACGCTCTCGGCCGATAAGATCGACCTCAACGGCATCACGACCGTGGCCGACACGCTGCACATCGGCAGCGAGAACAGCCTCGAGCGCAAATATCTCATCTTTCACAAGAGCGGCGCAGTGATCTCCGCGACGCGCGGCGATGTGCCGGAGCTGAAGCTCTCGGCCGGTAAGATCGACCTGTGCGGCACGCTGTATCACAACGGGCAGCCGCTCGATCTGTAAGGAGGCAAGGCATGCATCTACCCACATTCCCGCGGAGCATGGCCGCCGTCCGGCACGTGCAGACCGCCTTCGGCGGCTACGACCACCGGCCGGCCTGCCCCGAGGGCGGCATTTACGAAATGATCAACGGCTCGGCGGCCGACAACCCCCTGTTCGCGACGCGGCCGGGCCGCACGCTCAGCTACCCGTCCACCGGGCAGCCGAACGGCCTGTTTGCGGCCGGGGACGGGCTGCTCTGGTGCGCGGGCACGGCGCTGTATCATAACGGCGAGGCCGTGCCGGGCTGCACACTCACGGACACGGCGAAAGTGTTCGCCGAGCTCGGCGGCACGGTGCTCATCTGGCCGGACAAGATCTGGTTCCGGCCGGCGGACGGCACATTCGGCAGCGCCGAGCCGAGCTGGACCGGCACGGTGACGCTCGGCAGCAGCGACGACACCAGCGACGCCGGGCGCGCGAACGTGCTGCAGGCCGACGGCGCGGGCACGCGCTTTCGCGTGGGCGATGCCGTGACGCTCAGCGGCTTCGGCGACGCACGCAATAACGGCACGTACATCCTGCGCGGCATCGACGGCGCAAAGCTGATCTTCGACCCGGACACGTTCGTGCGCGCGGGCACGGTCAGCGGCGTGACGATCACGCGGCGGCTGCCCGACGCGCAGCACGCGTGCAGCTACGGCAACCGGCTCTGGGCGTGCGCGCACGACACCGTGTGGTGCACAAAGCTGGGCGACCCGCTGAGCTGGTTCTGGTACGAGGCGGACGAAAACGGCGCCGTCGCCACGGCGGCGTGGAGCGTGGACGTCGGCGCGCCGGGCGATTTTTCCGGCTGCGCAGCGACGGGCAGCGGTGTGGTGTTCCTCAAGCCGGAGGGGCTCTGGCGGCTGTACGGCACGCGGCCGGACAACTTCCAGCTCGTGGCCTCGGCCGCGCTCGGTGCAGAGCAGGGCTCCGGCCGCACGCTCGTGACGGCGGCGGAGACGCTCTACTATCTCTCCCCCGCCGGGCCGGCGCGCACGGCGGGCGGACGGCCGACGCGCATCGGCGACACGCTCGGGCGCACGCTCTCGGACGGAGCGGCGGGCACGGACGGCACACGCTGGTATCTCTCGGCGCGCGACGAGAAAAACGCCTGGCACCTGTTCGTATACGACACGCGCAGCGGCCTGTGGAGCCGCGAGGACGATTTTCACGCGCGCGCCTTTGCCCGGCGCGGCGGCGCGCTCTACGCGCAGGACGCCAGCGGCGTCTGGCGCTTCGGAACCGGCAGCACGGCACAGATGCAGAGTCTGCTCGAGACGGGCGACTTCGTCAGCGGCAGCCCGGACTGCAAGCGCCTGCTGCGCGTGCAGCTGCGGCTGGAGGCGGAGGCGGGCGCAAGCATCACGGCGGCGGTGCAGTATGACTCCGACGGACAGTGGCACACGCTCGCGGCCGTGACGGCGGGCGCGAAGCGCTCCGTCAACCTGCCGGTGCTGCCGCGCCGGTGCGACCACTTTCGCCTGCGGCTGACGGGCACGGGGGCGTGGCGGCTGCTGTCGCTCACGCGCACGGAGACCGCCGCCGGACCGCAGCACTGAGGAAAGGAGAACCTATGGCGACAAAATATAAATACGACAAGGACACCGACTACGCCGCGCTCATGGAGCGGGCGGCCCAGCGCGGCGACAACGCGGCCGCCGCCATCTACGAGCAGCAGCGCAACGCGAAGATCCGCGGCGAGGGCATGGCCGATCAGGAGCAGACGAACGACTACCTGCAGTACCTGCCGGTGGAGGACGTGCCGGACTATGACGGCACGCACCGCCGCGAGGCAGAGACGCTGCTGTCTGAGCGCGGCACGACCGCCCAGCGGGACCGCATCGACCGGATGCTCGACGCGCTGCTCGGTGAGGAATTTGACTACGACCCGGCGTCGGACAAGCTCTACGCCGCCTACCGGCAGCAGTACGAACGGCAGGCCGATCTCGCGGCGGCCAACGCCCTCGGCACGGCAGCCGCGCTGACGGGCGGGCAGGCCTCGACGGCGGCCGTTGCGGCCTCTCAGCAGGCGGGCGGGTACTACCGCGCGATGCTCGCAGGCAAGCTGCCGGAGCTGGCACAGCTCGCCTACGAGCGCTACAGCGGCGAGCGCAGGACGCGCCTGAGTGCCATCGACAGCCTGCTCGACGCGGCCGACAGCCGCGATGGCGTGACGAAGGCGCAGATCGCCGCGCTGCTCGACATGGACGACGCGGACTACACCCGCGCGGACAGCAAGGTGCAGCAGCAGGCCAAGGCCCTCGCCGACGCCAGGGCCGCCGCCGACAAGAAGGCCAAGGACGAAAAGGACACGGCCGAGAAGGCCGCGGCTGCGCAGGAGAAGGCGGAAAAGGCCGCGCGCAGCGAGGCGCGGCGGCAGATCACGCTCATCCTGCGCAACGGCGGCACCGTGCCCGACGATCTCTGGCAGCAGAGCGGCTACAACGCCGTGACGATCGCGGCAATGCTGCGCGGTCGCAAGGGATAA